ATTTTTTTTTAGTGCGTTTTAAATCCAAAATTAAAATCTATACAAAGGGTATGTTTATGACAACATGCCTTCCAGATATTACAACCGTAGATCGCCTGCTGCTACTAATAAGAAGATTGTACGTAAGCGTCCTACAGCTAGTAACCAGAAATACCAAATACTTTCCTTGAATAAGAAGATAAATCGTATTTCTCGTAAAGTATCCTCGAGAACTTATAAAGTAATGCATAAGTCCTCACTCACAGAGCAAAATATGGCAAGCCCTGCTTACATATTCAATTTAACCAACATCCCTACTTGGACTAGTGTATTCGGTGAAACCGATAATATATTAGAAGGAGGTAAATATAAGAGTACAAAAATGAGCATTGATCTAGCTATCCGTGCAGGAACAGAGACTGAATCAGTCGTATATACAGTTTTTGTAGTAACTCCTAAAAATCAAAAAGTAGCAGAAGAAACAGATAATGGATCAGGTACGTTAAGCAGTCTATCTGCTGGCGTTGATTATACAATGATAAGCGGGAAAGCGTTACTTAACCTCAAACGCTGGACCATCCATAAGGTCATACGCGGGGCAACAACGCCTATAGTCACCGAAGCGTTTTCATCCGTACCTGGCACTACCACTAACTACGTAAACGAAGTTAAGCCATTACGTAGGTATTTCACCCTTAAATCAAATGTTAATGTACAAAATCGAACAGGTACTTGGAATCAAGTAACTCCTGATGAAATGAACCATAATACCAGATACAACATCATGATTTTTAACAATAATCTATCTACCCTAGAAGGTAGCCCTAAGTGGAGTATGAGTGTTCTCCATACTGGTATTGTATCCCAATAATTAACTCTTGAAGAGGTGCGAAGCACCGATAACAGGCCGCCCGCCTAGGGCTTTAATAGAATCTTTCGTAAAAATCAAAAGTGACTTTTACAAAATGTTCCAAATGTTCCAGTCGATTAAAGAATATTATTACAGACCGTAGGTCGCCTCTTTAATCGTCGTCTTCTTCGAAGTATTCGAAATCCCTCTCGATAAAATCCATCGAGTCAGAAATTTCACATAATTTCCATCTATCTTTACTTAGTAAATTCTCATCTGGTAGAGTATTAGTAAATATCCAGATATTCGGGCAATCAAATATTTTTTCTTTAAAGTGATAACGATCGTCAAATGCGTAGCCATTTTTGACTTCTTCTATAGCTGAATAAAGTCCTAATAAACCACTTTTAGACATTGATCTTGGCATGTCTATTAGGTATAAACTGGATGTAGGCATATCCATCACCATTCTCATTAAATCTTTAAAGTCATTAACTGGTGGAATTCTTCTTCCAATTCTATGCGCTCTTATATAATTTACTAAAGTACTTTTCCCAATATTTCCCTTGAAATCTAGAACTACATTGATCGTCCTTGTATTCCAGACGTTAGCATCAGCAATAACAGCTTTCTGCCAATTATAGAGATTAGTTATTTCTCTTATTTGTCTCGGAATATATACAACTTCATCATCATCTCTCCAAGGCCCAGCAACTCTTGACTCTTCTTTGCAAACATAGAAGTCGTTATCTCTATTTGATTTACTTGTTATAGTAAAATGAAATTTTAACTCATCTTTGCATATTTCCGTGGGTCTTTTTTTTAACTTCAAACTTATTCGTCCTTGAAAATGTAGTTTATTCGTGCTTGGACACTCCTCTTGCTGAAATGTCCATTTTTTACACCATTTCTCACACCATTTCTTGATATCATTGAAGTCCTCCTCAAAACTTGTGAAATCATATACACAGCAAGCTGACATATACTCCGTATAGGATATATTAAATTCCGTATTTAAACGCGGTCGTAAGGCGCGTTTGTTTCCCCATATTAAAATCTATACGGACCTCTTTTCAAAACGCGTAAAATCTAAAAAATTAAAATCTATACGGATCCATTTTTTTTTAGTGCGTTTTAAATCCAAAATTAAAATCTATACAAAGGGTATGTTTATGACAACATGCCTTCCAGATATTACAACCGTAGATCGCCTGCTGCTACTAATAAGAAGATTGTA